AAATGACACGGTTGCCGAAGTCAACCTTAGCCAAATTGCTGAATTATAATTTTGGAATGCACTAAAAGGAGCCGGAAAGCATTTTCCGCTCTTTTTTGTTAGCAGCGCTGAGATCTTAGATAAAGACTGGTGCTTCTGGCATCTTTGCAATTCATTAAACTTGACCAATAACGTAACAAAACAAAAAAAGCCTGATTTTTCAGGCTTTTGGTCAGTATAAAGTCGGCTTTAAACCGATAAAAAAGGCGGTAGACGGATTAAAAGCTATTGATTTATCGGGCTTCGTGGGGGTTTCGCCCCAAATCCGCCCCAAGTTTAAGCGGTCAGGAATATTTCTTTTATTTGCTCAAAGTTTTTATCCGCCAGAGCCTCCATCTGGTGCGAGTAGACCTTTAGGGTTATATCTGGGCTTTCATGGCCTAATAGCTTTGATATGGTCACAATGTCAATCCCTTTGAATATCAGGTAAGAAGCGTAGGTATGCCTTAGACTGTGGTTTCGGACAGGCCTGCCTACCAGTTTTTTTATAAGCTTGTTACAAGCCGAATTCGAAACACCAAAACACACCCTGTTTTTAATATTGGCTTGCCAGTGTTCTTTTTTATAAGTTTTTAAAGTCTCGATTGTGATCCTGTCAATGGGGACTTTTCTTTTTGATGTCTCATTTTTTAGACCAGCAAAATCTTGCGTTTTAGAGTAGTCAAAGCTCTTATTAATGTCTATTATCCCGTTCTGCAGGTCTATATCGTTCCACGTCAGCCCCAGAGCCTCAGAAAAACGCATACCAGTGACGGAAAGTATGTAGAGGGTGAAATAGGACACGTACTGGATATTGGAGCGTGTAGAGGTTATCAGAGCCTTATATTCGCTCTCTTCTAAAAAGTCGTTATCCTCTGATCTAGTTTCTATCTGAGATTTGACTTTGGCATCTTCGGCAAAGTTGTAGCTGATCACTTGTTCTCTGACTGCTACTTTCAAAGCTCCCTTGATTTGATAGTGGAATTTCTCGAGGGTTTCCTGGGCGTATTTCTCACCAAACTCATTGAGTCTTTTTTGATAAAAAAGCGGAGTGATGTCCTTTACTTTCAAATCTCCAAAATAAGTCTTAATGTGCTTGAGGTTTTTGGTGTAAGTATCCCAGGTCTTATCCTTGACGTGCGGACGCTTGTAAACATCGGACCACGTTTTGACAAAATCATAAAGAGTGACATCTTTGTCTGTCAGGATATTATCGGATAGGTTATCCTCTATTTCCCTTGCTGCAGCTTGAGCCAGTTTTTTGGTCTTAAACCCGCTTTTTGATTTCTGCTTATACTTGCCGTCAGGTCCTTTGTAAGAGATACGATATTCCCAGCCGTTATCCCTTTTTCTAAAGTATGCCATTGTTTTTCACCTCATTTTCTGATAAAATGAGCATAGTAAAAAGGGCTTTTTAATGCCTTTTACTATACTAGCTGATCCTCACACTCAGAGTCGCCAAACTTTGCGAGCGTGGGGATTTTTTTGTTTATTTATAAAGTTTTTCGACTAGATTTTTCGCATTCGAACTAAAACCATCAAGATATTTCATGAGTTCAGCCTTGCCTTCTTGATCAGGATGTACATTATAATAGCGATTGATAAAATCTAGTTCTTCATCATCTAGCCCTTGAATCATTTTTTTCAATCCTCCAAGCATTGATAGAGAGTTAAAACCGGAATTGTCTGCATAGGCTTTTGAAAAATCTGTAACCTCGTTTAGATTGTTAGTAATTTTTCTAACCGTATCAACATATTCTTCTGGTTCAAGCGTATTTTTCAAAACAGGCTCAAGCTGTTCGACTTCCGAAAGTAGCTTTTGAACTCGATTGCTTTCGGAAATGAATTGATATTTATTTGCTCGCTCTCTAACCTTCAGAGTAATATCTCCTTGCGCGTCCGCTTTTTTAAACAAGGCAACAATTGCTTGGTAGAACCCGATCAACATAGGAATACATGTCAAGCAGAACAGAAGAGCAAACACCCCTTTTCTTTTTTGGCCAGAATAGAAATATTGTGCTCCGAAAAAGCCAAGAAAGACAGCTAGTAGTATATAGATCCATTTATTGCATTTGTAAGTAACAGTCTTTACTATTCGTGCTTGAGAAGTAGGGGTACCTGTCTGCGTCTGTGCTGAATAATTCGGTCTGCTCGGACTCGATTTTAATTGTTTCTTAACCCCTTTTAAGGGATCTACAGTCACTTTATTGTAAACCTTGTTATATACAGCTTTTTTAGGGTTATTGATTAGCCCCATCCCTTTTTTGCCATAAAGAGGATTAACAGCTTTTTTCATTTGTCTTTTGAGTCGGCCTGTTGTTCTTGCTTTCAGGCTTTTTTTAAGGCTCGGAGTTCTCACACCTATTTTCATTCTATCACCTAGATCATCCTATCAATTTGTAGTACTCATCAATGACCATCAATTCGCCAAAAACATTGATTTTACTTCTCAGCTTTCGTGTTTGACAAAATTCTATTCTGTTTTTCTAGTAACTCAATGATTCTATCTAGTTTTTTAACAGTCTCATTTTGAGCATTCACTAATGCGCGTGACATTTTCATGTCTGCAATACTGATAGCCTTCATACTTTCGTTATGGCTATCTATATTATCATTTACGCCGAAATTGTAGGTGTTGGTATTCCCATTTCCAGCATCTAATCCGTTTACACCATGATTAACTCCGTTTATTACAGATGTCCCACCAAATAAAATATAGTCTGTTGTTGTTCCTAAAATTTGTGCCAACTCTACCAATTTTCCTCCACTTGGTATATTTGTTCCGTTTTCCCATTTAGAAATAGTAGAGTCTGATTTATATCCCATCTTTGTAGCTAGCTCTAGTTGACTTAATTTGTTAGCTTGTCTTAAAGATTCAATTCTTGATCCGATCTGTTTGCTAAGCATTCTTTTCACCTCCGACCTTTACAAACATATTATATAGTATATTTGATTTAAAATCAATAAAATTTGTTAAAAAAAACAAAAAAGTTGAAAATAAATCAACAAAACCATTGACACTTGATTTAAAATCAAGTATAATAAAATCAGATTTAAGAAAGGAGAAAGAAAAATGACAGATGTAAAACCTAAAATTACAATTCTTGAGATTCGAGCAAAGAATAAGCTTAATCAAAAAGAATTTGGGAAAACCGTTGGTGTTACTGCTCAAACGGTGAGTTCTTGGGAAAAAAATATAAAATCAATTTCTGCGGAGAATCTCATCAAAGTTTGCCGAATTTATGGAATCAAATCAAGCGATCTACTTGGAACGTAATTTTTTTGCGCCAAAACTTGATTTTAAATCAAGTTAAAAAGGAGAAAGAATGATTGAAAATAAGCGAAGAGAAAGGAGAGCGTATGGCAGACTTTAAAGATCTGGATTGCCAGTTTATCTTTCAGAAATCCAACCGATGACTATACAGCTGTTAGCAATAGTTTTATCAATGATCCTGAACTGGACTTCACAGCTGTTGGCATCATGATGGTGGTGCTGGCTAATCACCCAAACTGGCAAGTCTATCCGGAAGAAATAGCCAAGCGCAAAGGTGTTAGTCGTCCAACTATTAGTAAATATTTCAAAATCTTGGAAGAGGCTGGATATTTGCGTCAAGTTAGGCGAAAGCCTCCGGGACGTGGAGGAAGTCACGTATTTCGATTTTTTTCTGATAGAAAAATATCTGATTTTCAGTTTGACATCATGTTGCAACGACTTGATAAAGCGATTAGTGATTCAATTTTTGAGATGTAAGTTTTTTTCATGTCAAATTTTTTCATGTCAAATTTTTTCATGTCAAATTTTTTCATGTCAAATTTTTTACACTAACAAATATTAACTAACAACAAGTATTAAATAACAATAAATATTAACTAACAACAAGTCCTACTCCTCTAAATAAATAAAAGAGAGAAATTTCAATTTTAGGACTTTGATTTGAAAGGAGGAATAAAAATGGAGAATTTAAGTATCGGCATCAAAATTTCTAATGTGGAGGAATTGGTAGAAGCTAGTCAAGAAGTAGCTAAAAAAGCCGAAGAATTGCAAGAAGCAATTAAATGGCTTAATGAGGTCAAGTTGAAATTAGAAACTGAGTTTCTTCATGATTAGGATTTGTGCTGCAGCAGACATCATTTCTTTCCAAGTCTTGAACTTTGTTTGTTCAGAAACAAAGGCATCAAGAATTGATTCATCTGCTTTTTCAAATTCCTCTGCATTGGATATTTTTTCTGGACTTGACAGCAAAAATTCATCTATGGTTGAAAAATTTGTGTGTTCAATCATGAATTTATCAGAGAAAATTTCTTCGAAAGAATATTCATGTGTGCCAGAAATGGATCGAGCGTTCTCTGAAAGTTGCTCAAGTCGGTTAGAAAAATCATCCAGTCCTTTGACTTTAAAAGTCATATTATCAGCCTCCTTTCTGTTGAAATTTTGACTAAAACGGTGAGAGGTCCTAGTCAAGAATGATTATAACATAGATAACAGAAATGCACAACATATTGTTATTTAAATATATTTGCTTAACAATATATAGTGGTTAGAGGTGTAAAATGTGGGAACAATTAAACAGAATCATGCAGGAAAGAAATTTGAACGGCAATCAATTATCTAAGATGTCTGGAGTTAATCGCAGTTTCTTTTCTGACCTAAAGACAGGAAAGGTAAAATATCTGTCTTGGCCAAATATTTGCAAAATTGCTGATGCATTAGAAATCAGCATAGATGAACTAAGATAAAACAAAAAGCACCTGACGGCAATCAGGCGCACAACAAAATATTCTACGAGAGGATTATATCATGAATGACTTAATGAATCAATTATTAGACCAGTTTGAAGCTGGCTTGATGGACAGAACACTTAAGGTCATGACGATTGTGACCGACGAAACAAGGCGCTTCCCGATGGAATTGAACAAATCCCAGTGCTCAGAAATGCTACTTGGCACGAAAGATACGGGCACATTCGATTCGCGTTTTAACTGTCACAAGGATTTTCCGCGAATCGAAGGAAAGCGCGAGAAATACCCACGAGATGCAGTTATTGACTGGTATCACAGAAATTGGCAAAAAACAGCTATTTAGAAACCACTTGGGTTGCTAGCGAAATAAAAAAGCTGCCGACAAGACTGTCGGCAGCAAACTAAAATATTTACTTAATTATAGCAAAAGGAGTGATCAAATGCAAAATTTCGAACAAATGCGCGTGATTTTAGACTGGGAGCGTGACAATTGGCGCCTCGGTAATGCCTATAAAAACAGACTAGCCAAGAAGCCTATCGAAGTCGTCAAAAGCGAGCTTGAAAACCTTAGAAAGTCAGCAGAGGATGTGTCTTTCTCGGTCGTGCCACGAGGCGGGAAGTTGATCGGTGGAGATAAGATTGTGACGTTTAAAGGAGGTAGCAGATGAGCTTAAAAGATCTTAAAAGATTAGTCTTGTTACAAGCTGCTGCAATCGTACTATTGGTCATTGCTGGTGTGCAGACGATCGACAAGCAGAACCAGCAAATCCGTGAGCTGCAGGAACAGATAGCGGACAATCGCGACAGTATCCGGGTACAGGCTGACACGAATCAGCGTCAAGACATCATGATTAACAAGTTTAATCAAATGTATTATGAGTACCAGCACTATAAAGCGACAGGTGATTTAAATTTTCCGGGAGGTTAGAAAATGAGTGAAGTTTTAGGAGCGGTTTGCTTTGTTTCCAGCTTGCTACTGAGTGTTTTATGGGCAAGTTACATCGACTTGAAAGAAAAGCGTATAGAAGCTGAGAAACAAGCTGAAATAGACTTGTACGCTAGATATGTCCTTTGGGCTCAAAATGAATACATGATTGAGCAAAACCAAAGAATGACTGAAGTTCGTAAGCACGATAATCAGTCGTTCACAGTGAAGGGGTTGGGATGATGACCATACTAGAACTTGAAATCGCTCTGCTCTATCATGTGTCAGTCAATGAGCGTAATCGGCTGAGGTGGTACAAAGAGCATGATGCCGTGAAATTTGTTAAAGAGCTGAAAAAGCTCTGGGAGAAGTACGAGGAGATGGTGAATGTTTAACTATGACAAGATAGACACGCTTCAGCCACCTATCGAGAAGCCAGAACGCCCTGATCCTGACAATTGGGTATGGAATGGGAGTAGCTGGGTTTATGTGGGGGACGAATAGCCTATGACCAGAGAACGCTACGAAGATAACGCCTACTGGCGAAAACGCTGTTTAAAGCTCTGCCATGAGCTAGGCGAGATTATCGACGAGCAACAGGATACAATCCTAGCGCTACGACGCGAAAACAGGCGCCTGAAGCGCGAGAGATGGAATCTGAAGAAAATGAAAGGAAGAAGGAAATGAGTTACGAACAAATATCAGAATCAACATACTATCAAAATATGAGCTATTGGAATCAAGTTGCACAAAATTATAGAGCGCTAGGAGGTCTAGGAATTTGTGACGATGAAACAGGCGAAGAGCTTTATACAGTATAAGGGGGGGGAGGAAATGGCACAGATAGCTAACAAAGACAAGTCATTTATAAGAGCAGAGATTTCTGAAAAACAAAAAGAATATATCAGACTTCTTGCTGGATTAAGAGGTGTGACAACACAAGAACTTCTAGGTCAAGTTGTAGAACGCTTCATTGACAGGAATTTGCAACTTATTCAAGATTACAACAATGAATTGGATAACTTAAACAGTATGTCTAGCCGCAGAATTAACATGAATACATAGGAGAAATCAAAAATGACGAATGAATTGACACAGAAGCAAGTTACATCAAATGTTGCGACACGAATCGAAGCAATGAAGGGTGAAGGACTCCTGATCGCACCAAACTATAGCGTGAGCAATGCCTTGAGTTCGGCATACTATGCGCTGAAAAATTCCAGTAGCGGGAATCTACTGCAGCAATGTACACAAGATAGCGTTTATAACGCATTATTAGAAATGGTAACCCAAGGACTAAGTCCGGCTAAAAAGCAATGTTACTTTATCAAATACGGCTCTGACGTTCAATTGAGAATGTCGTATTTTGGGACCATTAAAGTCACTAAGGATTTGCAAGAGGTGAAAGATGTTACTGCAAATGTTGTTTACGAAGGGGATACGCTAGAGGTATCGGTTGAAAATGGGCGTAAGAAGTTGGTCAAACATGAGACAGATTGGCGGAATGCAGATAATCCAATAATTGCCGCTTATTGCATCATCACTCGTACGGATGGAGAAGAGTTTCTGGAAGTCATGACTAAAAAACAAATTGATAAGTCTTGGTCTAAAGCGAAAACAAAAAATGTCCAAATCGATTTTCCTGACCAGATGGCCATGCGTACAGTTATCAATCGAGCTGCCAAAATGTTTATCAATACAAGCAATGACAGCGACTTGTTCGCTGGAGCAATCAACAGCACGATTGCTGAGGAGTACGAAGACGGCAGACAAACAAAAGATGTTACACCAGAAAAACCGGCAGAGACATTGGACGGTATCCTAGGAACGCAAGCCACTCCTGAAGCGGAAAAATCTCAAGAAGAGACTATCAACCAAGAGTTGACAACTCAAGACGCAAACCTCTCAAGCGAAGAAGTTCCAAAATTTGACGAAGAAACAGGCGAAGTAATCGATCAAGAGCCAGAAACTGGTCAAATGGACATGCTGGAAGGGGAGGATTTCTAAAATGACTGAAGAATTGAAAGATGTAACGAATAGCATAGAACTTATTCCTGTAACGGAATTAGAAGTCGGCTTTGTCCTGAAAGCTGCCGAAATCGAAATCCAAGGTAAGGAAATTTTAGAACAAGCTTTAGCAGCTTATCAGAAAAAATACGCTGGCTATATCGTGACAGAAGAAACCTTGTCAGATGACACCAAGGTCAAAGACGAATTGGGACGTGTGCAGCGCCAGATTGAACAAGAACTTAAAAATCAACTCTCGGAATACTCTAAACCTCTTGATGAAGTGAAGACGTGGGTAGATAGCATATTAGACCCTATCAAAACTTTGCAGGCTGACATTAAAGATCAGATTAAAGAGTTTGAAGAGAGAGCGACAGAAGCTCGCAAGGAAACAGTCAGAGAAGCCTTTGAATCTGCAATCGCAGATAGCGGAGCCGATCTTGATATCAAGCTGTTTGCTATTTACTTTGATGATCTCAGCAAGAAGAAGTGTTTTATGGCTGATAATGTGCGGATCAATCAAGCAACTTCGAAATTGATTGTTGATCTGGTAGCCGAAGAAGCAGCAAAGAAGCAACAACGTGAAGCTGGACTTATCCAAATTACAGAAGCAGCCGCTAAAGCTGGCTTTGGCCCGGCGGTCTACATTCGCAGATATGACGAAGGGGCAAAGTTAGCTGATATCTTGCAAGCAATCCTTGATGATAAAGATCTGGCCGACCGCACAAAAGCAGAAGCGAAGCTGAAACAACGAATCGAAGAAATGACGGCTATTGCAGAAGCCAAAGGCCTGAATCCTGAAAAATACGTTGATTTGCTCAATGAAGGTCGCTCCGCTCTGGATGTTATCAATATTTTGCACGCAGACGCAGATGAGTTTAGACAAGCTCAAGCAGAAGCAGAGCGAAACACCCAGAATCAATCCTACACCCAAAATCAGGCCGAATTTGAGCCTGAAACGAATTCAGAGGGGAAATACGCCCGCGAACAAGAAACAGACCAAAAATCGCAAAATATGACTTCTGATAACGTGGCTAAAAAATATGGTTACAAATTTACTGTAGATTTGATTTTCCCAGCAGAGAACGCAAAGGAAATCAAAGAGCAGTTCAAAGAATGGCTTAATTCTCACGGCGTTCGTTTTGAGCCGAAGTCAAAATCAGTAAAGGTGGAAATGGAATGACACAAGATTTGCTTGGTAAAGATTACTATTCGGCAGCTTCTGCACGTCGCTACTGGTCTATCTCACAATATAAGCGATTTAGAGAGTGTGAAGCACGGGCTTTGGCTGAGCTGGAAGGAGAATGGGTAGACCAGAGAGACGATACAGCTCTCTTGGTCGGAAATATGGTCCACAGCTATTTTGAAAGTCCGGAAGCGCATAGTAAGTTTATGGATGAAAACGCAGAGGTCATGATTTCAAAAACTGGAAAGACCAAAGGTCAGTTAAAATCTGACTTTATGGTCGGTCAGCGAATGATTGAGAGGCTAGAAGCTGACAAGCAGTTTATGGACTATTATGTTGGCCAGAAAGAAGTTGCTGTAACAGGCAAAATCGAAGGCGTGGAATTCAAAGGCAAGATTGACTGTCTCAATGTTGAACAAGGGTATTTCGTGGATATTAAGACTACGAAATCAGATATTGACAGCATGGTCTGGGTTCAGGACGAAGCAAGCGGGCGGAATATTCAAGTTCGCTGGTTCGAAGCTTGGGGGTATGTTCTTCAGATGGCAGCTTACAAGAAAATGCTGGAAGAGCAGTACGGCCGTGAATTCACACCCATAATTTACGCGGTGACGAAAGAGCCGACTCCTGACACCCGAGCGATTGTTTTTCAATCGCAGGAAAAACTCGGATATGAGTTGACTGAACTATCTATGCTTATCCAGCGCCTTGATAAGGTCAAGCGAGGCGAAGAGAAGGCGGAGCCGTGCGGCCATTGTGAATACTGCAAATCGAAAGCGTTGAGTCAACGTGTGGAGGTGGTCTGATGACTGATCCCCAAATTATGAGAGTCGATAGAGAAACATACAAGCTAGGCAAGCGGTCATCCCACTTTTGGTCTAGCAATAAAGAGTTGAAATTCTATGAGATTAGGTGTAACTGGGGTGTCAATAGACAGACACAGGCTTTCTATCATGTTTTGGCATATAGTCGCACCCAAGCCGAAGAAATGGCTGTGAAAGAATATGCAAGAACCCATCATATTACCGAAAAATGGGTAGTAATCTTTTAGAAAAAGCGAGGAAAGAATGAAAATCTATATTGAACAAGATGATATTAAATTGAGCTTTGAACGAGCGCAGGGGCTTGATTGTCAAACCTTATTCAAGGCCTATCAAATGGTCACAGGGTCAGACGAAATCCTTGAGGATTTAAGTCAGAAAGAGCCTGAGAATGCAGGGAGCGTTTTAGAAATTGATGCTGAGAAGTTAGCTGAAATTGATCCTGTCAATATCAAAGCAGCAACGGACAAGTTATCTGCTAAATTTAGCGGAAGTACAGCGATTTCGCAGAATCCAAGCGAGAAGGTAGATGCCGATTTGCAATGCCCATTTTGCGGATGCACGAAGCGATGGAAAGTCCCATCTTACTTTAAATTCATGAATTGCCCTGATTGTCAAAAAGCGATTTTCTTATCTTGGTCGACGGGTGTCAAAGGGGAATTGGATGACAATGGATTTTATTTCAAGGCAGACAGTCCGATGAAGTTTAAAGAGCAGGCAGATGAATTTGAGGATATGTTTGCGATTGAAGAGTCGAAATAACCAAAACCAACAAGCCGTGTATCCTTGTAAAACTGCGAACTAGAAACGTCAGTAAAGGTCATGTGACCTTGGACGAGCGACTGCCCGTATTTAGCCAAACTCACACACAAAGGCAGTCGCGTTTTTTTTGAAAAAGGAGCAACAAATGCAAAACAAAATCGACATTCCAGGCACAACCATCAGCCTTGAAATCGTAGATAAGATTATCACAGTAACAAATAAGATTAAGTATGACATTCAGATGCAATTTAAAAATCAGGATGCTGAACCGTCCCTTGATGAGAGTGGGGACATCTTCGAGCCGCTTTATTGGTTAGATGTGAAGGCAATTCCGAAAGAACCGACAGAATACCATTCGAGTCTAGGCGTCAAAGCCGAAAAACGAAATTTGGCCGAACTTCAAAAATTCTTTGAATTTATCGAAAACAACAAGCAAAACCTCTTTGACTTATGCGGTTTTAGAGGAGAACTTGAATGAAATTAGTCCTGAACATCGAACCGAAGCCACAATCGCGCCCAAGATTTGCAAGGCGTGGTAACTTTACCACAACTTACGAAGACAAGGACATGAAAGCATGGCGCAATCATTGCCAACTGCTCATTGCCAATCAGTACATGAGGCAGCCTATCCTTGAGGGAGCTCTGAGGGCAAAGGTGAGATTTTATATCAAACCCCCTCAGTACATTTCTAAGGTCAAAAGGAATCAGCAAGCGCTCCTGGATGAGATTATTCCAGTAGGAAAGAAGCCTGATATTGACAACTACGAAAAAGCTCTATATGACAGCATGAGCGGAATTGTCTTTCAAGATGACGGACAGATAGCTTTGCATGATGTCGGTAAATTCTACAGCCTCAACCCAAGAATTGAGGTGGAGATGGAGGTCATGGAATGTACGAATTGAGAGACAAGTTAGTTATTGCGGCTCTAGTTATGTTTGTCTTTGTCACTGGTGTTATATTTGGCAACGTGGTACCGCTAAACCCACCGCCCAAGAAACAACCTATCATTATCCACAAAGCGGATAATGCTGGCGCCGAAATGCACGGCAGAATCACGGACAAGGAAATCATAGAGGGGCGATACACGGTCACAGCAGGGGCTTATGGCAAGTTCCTAGTAACTAAAGAACAGTACGATAGCTTGAGCGTAGGGGATGAAATCCCTGATTATTTGAGAGGAGTGGGAAGATGAATAAAGAAGAAGTTATTAATAAAATTAATGAAATGACGGTTGAAACGTTTTTTTCAAAAACTCTCTTTGTACAACAAAAGAAAGTCATCGAACTTATCGAACAGCTAGACGAACCACAGAAAGTCAAAATCCCGCAGTTTGTGGCCGATTGGATTGAAAAGCGTAAAAGAGAATTAAGTATAAGAGAAGCGATGTCGCAAGCGCATGTGAGCGCTGAGGTTGATGATTGGTTGATGGAACTTGATGAAGATGGTGCTTTTTTAAATCAAGACCTCTTTGCCAGAGCATGGCTGGACGGCTATGAGGTTGAACGAGAAAAGCGGTATTTGGTGAAAGTGAAAGGCGTTTGTGGAAATCACGAAACTTTGAACCGCGAAAAACATTCAAATGAATGGCTTTTTTCAAGTTCAGAAGAAAACCGTACTTACAAAACAAAATTCACACGCAAAGAGCTGGAAGAAGCAGGCTTCGGCTGGGTGTTTGATTGTCCGGGGATTGAGATCGAGGAGGTGTAAAATGACAAACATCAGATTACAAAATCCATACATGGATGAAACTATCAAGGTGAGAGAAGAGTACAAACAAATTCTCAAAATGCTAGAATGGCTCGGACGAGGCAATATAGAATATCTCCAACTAATCCAAATTGAACCAGAAGAAAGAATGATTACTATCAACCCTAAACACTTTGCAAAAGTTGATTTTTATGAAGATGAGGAGGACGGAAAATGAAGCCTTGTAAATATCCGTATTTAGGATTTAAAAACTCAAAAAAATCAGTTAGTGTGGACAAGTTGGAGTTTGTAGCATTTCCAAATGTAGCTATCAAAAAAGATTTACTCAAGCACGTCGAAACAGTTGTTGAAATACTTGGCGACACTACTGATATTTACTTCAAGATTCCAAAATTTTTCTCATACGAGGAAAAAAGGATAAGAGTCAATCTGAGTTATAAGGAGACCCTCGAGCTGCTTAATAATTATTAAAAACAAAAAAGCTAAGACACTCTCTGCCTCAGCTAAAACAACAATAAGATTATTATATCATAAAAAGGAGACAGAGAGTGAACAAGGCTAAAGAGTTATTGAAAGAATTACAAGACCTTGATATGGACATTCAGAGCAGGATTGACGAAATCAATGAGCTTGAGGCGGGTTTGCTCTCAAGTCCGAGGTGGACTGATGTAAAAGTCCAAGGCGGCCAGACAAGAAAAGTTGATGATGTGTATGCTCAGTTGATCACGATGAAAGAGGCAATTGAGCAGGATACCAAAGAGGTTATCAACAGGAAGCTTGAGCTTGGACGACTGATCAATCAGCTGAAAAATCCGAAACATAGAACGGTGCTGAGAATGACTTACATCAACAAGGGTACAGCCGACAGCGTTTGTTATGATTTGAAGATGAGCCGTACAACCTATTACAGGTTGAAAAATGAGGCTGTCTTGGCTTTGGAGGAAGTCATCTAACCTCATAGGGAACGTATGGGACTTTTTAGGACAGCACGGTTCTTAAATTCTGTTAGAATGGTAGTATCAAATGCTGAAGCAAATGATACTTCTTTAGGGCTTAGCCTAGATAATCTGTGGTAACTCAGGAAAAGGATGCTTTTAAATCTATCAAACATCCTGCCAGCAATGGTCAATCTAAGCAATGTAATCTTAACTATTTCAGTTTTGGAATAGGTAGGCGAAGTTAAAGCAGGAAGATTCCAACGGCAAGGTGCTGAGGAAATGCAAATGTGGCAGTTTGGCTGTGAGACGAGTCTATAAGAGGAATAAGGTATTCGGTTTGAGGTGCAACAAGAGCTTAATACCATATCTTACAAAAATTGGGTGCCTCCCAAAAGTATGTAAGATGAGTCGATTGTTCGCAAAACAATTGATAATAAGCAGGCGCTGTGCATTTTGTTCTTCAAAAGAGAATGAAACACATGGCGATGCGTGTCTGTGATAGATGAAAGATGATTTTTATATTTTAAGGCTATTCAAGATAGAAAAACTCAAAAAAGCAAAAGTCATCGCCCGTCGTAAACGAAAGTGTACTTCGGCAATTAGATTGCCTGCTCAAGTCTCGCAAGGATGAGAGTAAAGTCAAAGAGTAAAGCAGCTTAGACTTTTAGCGGGGTCTTCGTTAATTGAAAAATGGCTTAGTAGTTTGCGATGTAAGAAGTGATTGGTCTAACCAATCGTGCATGAGTGATACAAGTAGGAATATTTGTGGACAAGATAATAAACTATAAGTTATCAAAAGTCACTCGTTTAAAGCAGTAGTCTCATGCTGGTTAATGGATATATGGTAGACGGATGATGTCACAGGTTCGAATCCTGTCGTTCCAATTTTTGCAGAATTGGCTGTGAAAAACAAAGTCAAAGACTATATAACCCGAGAAACACATATCTTTTGATGTGTGTTTTTTGGTTTTGGAGGAAAAATTGAAAATCATTGACAAGCCTTTAAGTTGGTTAACTCCTTACAAGAACAATCCCAGAAACAATGAAAAAGCGGTAGAACCTGTTGCCAATTCAATCAGAGAATTCGGCTTCAAGGTTCCAATTATAGCAACCAAAGACGGAGAAATTATAAACGGGCATACAAGGCACAAGGCTGCAAAATTTCTAGGACTTGAAACAGTACCAGTCATTATTGCTGATGACCTTTCTGAAGAACAAATAAAAGCATTTAGGCTTGCTGATAACAAAGTAGGCGAAATCGCAGAATGGGATACTGAGCTGCTCTATGCGGAACTTGAAAGTGTAGAAGGCTTGGACATGACTATGTTTGGGTTTGAGGATATTGATTACTCTTTGGACGATTTTGAGGAGTCCGAGGATCCAGAAGAAGCCAGAGAATTTTCTCAAGAGGAAGAAACAGGCATTGAACGCGGAGATATCTTCCGTTTAGGGCGTCATCGTTTAATGTGTGGCGATAGTACATCGGTGGAGGACATGGCTCGGCTGATCGATGAAGAAACGATTGACCTATATGTGACTGACCCACCATACAATGTAGCTTATCAGGGCGGAACCGATGAAGCCATGACAATCATGAATGACAGCATGGACGATGTCAGCTTCAGGCAATTCCTAAGAGATGCATTTGCGGTTGCAAACAACCACTTAAAACCAGGGGGAGCGTTCTATATCTGGCATGCAGATTCGGAAGGTTTAAATTTTAGAGCCGCAGTAAAAGAGACAGGTTGGCTACTGAAACAGTCCATTATCTGGGTCAAGAATGCTATTGTGTTAGGTCGTCAAGACTATCAATGGAAACATGAACCCTGCCTATATGGCTGGAAAGATGGAGCGAGTCACTATTTTGTAGATAATCGCTCGCTAGCAACCGTCATCGAGGAAGATGAAGAAAATCTGAAAGATATGTCTAAGAGCGAGTTAATCTCTTATATCAAGACCATGCAAGATGCAAGTCCGACAACAATTTTCTACGAAGATAAGCCGGTCAGAAACGACATTCACCCAACCATGAAACCTTTGAAGTTGATTGCTAGGTGTGTTTTAAACTCCAGCAAGAAAGGCGACAGAGTCCTTGATAGTTTTAACGGTGGTGGTTCTACTCTCATGGTATGTGAAAAGTCAGAACGTGTCTACTATGGTATGGAACTAGACCCGATCTACGTCGCACGAACGATTAGGCGCTGGGAAGAAGAGACGGGGCTTACCGCTGAGAAAGTGAGTTGAAATTTTTTAAAAAAGTAAGGAAGTGAGGCGATGGCAAATGAGCAAAATTTGATAAAAAATTCAGAACGAACTCCGAGCGAACGCCGAGAAAATGCAAAAAAAGCAGGAGAGGCTTCAGGCAAAGCTCGACGAAAAAAAGCAAACCTAAAAAAGGCTTTTGAAACGATTCTACAAGCCGAAGTTGCAAGCCCAAACGTGAAAAAACAACTTGAAGAGTTGGGCTTTGACTCAACTAACGAAATGGCTCTAGCTATGGTTATGATGCAAAAAGCCATGAAGGGCAATGTCAGAGCTTTTGAACAGATTAGCAAGTTGACGACGACAGATGTCAAAGACAGTCTTGACAAGAAAGAGCAGAAAGAACGTATCAAGACGTTGCAGCTTAAAAATAAGCGTGATGAAAAGATGCTTGATACAGATATTTCTAATAAACGAGTGATCGAAATTAAGGTAGGTGATTGGGATGCTGACGAAGACTAGGCCTAAAATCAATATTGTCATTCAATATCCTAGCCGAGTGTTTAACAAGCATATCTACGACAAGCTGACAGACTACTCAACCTTCACCGAAGTTCACTACGGCGGCGCCTCTTCTGGTAAGAGCCACGGCGTTATCCAAAAGGTGGTCTTTAAAGCCTGTCAGGACTGGAAGCATTCACGCAAGATACTTTTTTTGCGAAAAGTCGGCTCAACGGTCTTTGACTCAATCTTTGAGGATGTGAAGCAATGTTTGGATAATTGGCAGTTGCTCGACAAGTGCAAGGTCAATAATTCGGCTTATCGGATTGAACTACCAAACGGTGCACAGTTTATTTTCAAAGGGCTGGATAACCCTGAGAAAATTAAGTCAATTAAGGGTGTGTCTGATGTGGTTATGGAAGAGGCTTCTGAGTTCACACTTGATGACTACACACAGTTGACCCTGCGCTTGAGGGACAAAAAGCACAAGCTGAAACAAATCTTCTTGATGTTTAACCCGGTTTCGAAAGTAAACTGGACCTACAACGCTTTTTTTGTCAAGAAACCGAAAAATACGGTTGTTTATCATACGTCGTACAAAGACAATCGTTTTTTAGATCAAGTAACTATCGAGAATATCGAAGAACTGGCCAACAGAAACGAAGCGTACTACAAGATTTACGCTCTGGGTGAGTTTGCAACATTGGACAAGTTAGTCTTTCCAAAGTACGAAAAAAGGTTATTAAACAAAGACGAGCTGGCGCATCTGCCGGCTTATTTTGGTCTTGACTACGGCTTTATCAACGACCCGTCAGCCTTGCTTCATGTAAGGATAGACGATGCTAACAAGCGCTTATACGTCGTTGAGGAGTTCGTTAGAAAAGGGTTAACGAATGACAAGATAGCAGAAGCTATCAAGACGCTAGGATATGCAAAAGAAATCATTCGTGCGGACTCGGCAGAAAAGAAGTCAAATCAGGAATTGCGAAATCTTGGAATCCTTCGAGTTATTGATGCGCAGAAAGGCCCCGGCTCTGTCATGCAAGGGATCCAGTATCTCTTGCAATACGATTGGGTAGTCGATGAAAGATGCGTCAAGCTGATCGAAGAACTTGAAAATTATACTTGGAAAAAGGACAAGAAGACAAATGAGTACATCAATGAGCCAGTTGATAGCTACAATCACTGCATTGATGCGATTAGATATGCTTTGCAAGATAGGATTTTCCAAGTGAAGAAAGACTTGGATGTCAACAAGACAATCAGCAGCATCAATAAGATGTTTAGGAGGTAAACGTGGATAAAGTAAATGAATTTGAACATGGGATAGATACCGATACTAAAGCAAGATCGGACAGCTTGCGTTTTGGTAGCTTGTCAAACGAGCAGTTTAGGCATGGCTCAAGCGACGAGCTCTTGAATACAGAAGATGGCGAGAAGGCGTTTCGGGACATGATTGAAGCGTTTTTTGAGGACCAAAGAAAAAGGTTGAAGGTGCTTGCTTCTTATGCACAGGGCGATAATTACAGTATTTTGGCTGGCAGTAGACGGTTAGACAAAGAAAAGGCAGATTACCGGGTGCGCCACAAGTGGGGCGGTTATATCTCTAGTTTTGCTACTAGCTATGTCATTGGGAATCCTGTCACGATAGGCATCTTAGAAGGCGCAGAAGAAGAGCAGTTGAAGGTCATAGAAGAAATTGAGTGGCAAAACGACATCAATTCTCTGAATAGCGACCTTGCGTTTGATGCATCAGTTTATGGCCGAGCATTTGAGTATCATTTCAGGGATAAAGATAATGTGGACAGGGTTGTTTTGATCAGCCCGCTTGAAATGTTTGTTATTCGTGATCTGACAGTCGAGCAGAGCATTATCGCAGCGGTGCATCTGCCTATTTTTGCAGATAAGGTCTCTGCTACTGTTTACACAAAAGATAGAATTATCTCTTATAAGCCGTTTTCGGTCAATTCGATCAATTTGATTGTCGAATCCGAGAAGAAGCATGAATACAAGGATGTACCAGTCGTCGAATGGTGGAACAACCGCTTTAGGATGGGTGATTATGAGAGTGAAATTTCTTTGATTGACGCATACGACGCAGGTCAATCCGATACCGCGAATTATATGAGCGACCTGAATGATGCTTTGCTATTGATTAAAGGCGACTTAGAAGCTATTGGAATGAGTGCCGAGAATGCAGCGAAGATGAAAGAAGCTAACACACTGCTGCTTCAAACAGGAGTAAGCACAAACGGGCAGCAAACAAGCGCAGATGCTGGATATATCTATAAGCAGTATGATGTCCAAGGCACAGAAGCTTACAAAAACCGCTTGGCCAACGATATCCATAGGTTTAGTCGCATTCCGAATCTCGAAGACGACCGTTTCAATTCCACGCAATCAGGAATCGCTCTACTTTACAAGATGATCGGTCTTGAGCAAGTCCGAAAAGACAAAGAAGCTTATTTTACAAAGGCTTTGCGTCGCAGGTACGAGCTCATTAGCAATATTCACAAAGCAATCAACAAGCCTGCAATCGAAGCAAACAAGCTGACTTTCACATTCCACCCTAACATCCCACAGGATGTCTGGACGGAAATTAAAGCTTATATCGAGGCAGGCGGCAATCTATCACAAGAAACCTTGATGAACAGCGCTAGCTTTACTGATTACAAGACTGAGCAAGCCCGCATTTTGAAAGAAAATGGAGCTAGCGATAGTGAAATTGACCAGATTGTAGGTAAGTCAGATGGTAAGCAAGCAGACAACTAGTAACCGACGCTACAACGCTGAGCGTCAGGCGCAGGCTGAATTGATAAAGCGAGATATAGACAGAGATAAGATTCTTGCTCGCCTTTATCAAGAGTCCCACGACCGCATGCAGTCTGAAATAGATAGATTTTATCTAGCTTATGCAGGAAAAGAAGGTCTGACGAAGCAAGAGGTGATGAAAAAAGCCTCTAAATTTGACGTTGAGAAGTTTGCCAAGAAGGCTGAAAAAGCAGTCAAGGAAAAAGATTTTAGTCCAGCAACAAATTCATGGTTAAGAACCTATAATCTGAAGATGAAAGTAAGCAGATTGGAACTTTTGAAATCGGAACTTGCCCTTGAAATTCAAAACCTTACTTCTGAAGTGAATGAGGTCTTTGATAAGGCGCGCAGAGAGGAGTATTTAGCCGAATACAAGCGCCAAGCAGGAATCTTGGGTATTTCATCCAGCGGAGCGAAAAAACGAATGCAGAGTATTTTGGATGCCGATTTCTACGGACAGAAATTTTCGAGTCGTATTTGGGGTTCTAATGGTCTGCAAACGAATTTGCAAGGCGAGGTTTCAAGCTCTCTTAGTCGAATATTTACTGATATGATGGGTTACAAGCAGGAAATGGCCCGTCTGGCTAAGAAGTACGATACAAGCAAAGCAAATGCGCAGCGCTTGCTAAAAACTGAAATTGCTCGGATAAATGCTGACACACAGCTTGCTATGCTAAAGGATAATGGCTTTACTCACATGATCTATGTGGCCGAACCGGGTGCTTGTGATATTTGTGGGCCTCTTGATAAGAAGGCTATTCCGATCGACAAAGTGGAAAAAGGCGTGAATATGTTTCCGATGCACCCAAACTGTCGGTGCTCAGCCTATGGACATATCAAAATGGAATATAAAGATGGTGGTAGTACACTTGATGATTACGATGCTTGGGAAGATAAAGGTACAAAATCCGTCCCTGAGAAAACAGATGTTTTCACTCTTTCAAAAGATATGCAAAAAACTTTGTATGATTATACAAACGGTGAGTTTCAAGAGATTTGTGACTATTCGCAATACATCACAGATGAGAAACAGTTCAAATCAACTTATTTGTGGCACGGTGAAAATGGGCAACTTCGAAAAATCACAGACAATACAAAAGCAGACGTTAAAGCAATCCACGACTTAATCAATAAACAACCTCTTGAAAAAGATAAGCTGATTCGATTTGAAAAATTGCGTTCCGGCGATTACTCAGATTATCGTGTCGGAGATACACTTAATTTCGGTATTCGGTCTGCTACTCGTGATAAGGAATTCATCGAAAAGCTAGAACAAGACAGAGTTGTTGGTTTTGAGACGAAGAAGAGAGGTTTGAACTCAAGAAAAAATGTTAAATTCATTTTTAATTCAAGTAAGTCTTTGGATGTTTCGAATATATCAGAGTATCCCGATCAATTAGAGGAATTGATTCAAGGTTCTTACAAGATTGTTGATACCAAATTTGTAAAAGGCAAAAACGAAGGATGGGAATACATTGATATGCCTATGACTCAGTACGTTGAAGAGAACAATCTCAAAACGGAAATCCGAACCAGCAAAAAAGGCAATAAAAACATTGTCATCCATATGCCAACAGGAAAAGAACGACTGTATCCTCTTGAAAAATGGGAATCAGGAACTGTTCGATACACAGAGGAATTTTATAATCATGAGGAAAAGATGGAGCGTTTGGAGGTGTATTTAGAGTATGTCAATGACAAAAAATGAAGCCAAAAACCTGTTTGAAAGAATGACAGGACAAGCTAACAACAAGCCAAAACAAAAGAAATAGCTAGGTGAACCATGAACAAACGGATTAAAAAGAAACGTGAGCTAGAAAACTCTTTGCGAATAGCAGGAAGTGCTATTGTGCTCTTACTCGACTAAAACAAGCAACTTTGGAAGATTGTTGAAAATATGGAGAAAATCAGCTCACAAAATACTCAAGCAACAAATGAGCGCTTTGACAAGCTGGAAGCTGCCAACGAGAAAATGAAGCTAGATTTGGACAATGCTGTCGTTTCGTTTAGCAAACAGAAAAAGTCAAGTTGGTTTGGTAGAAAGTAGGTTTTTGATGAACAAATATAAAAGTCTGGAGGGAGTCAAAAAATGAAGTACAGAAAGAAACCTGTTGTGGTTGAGGCGGTTCAACTTAATGAACGTTGTTTGATTGAAGAAGATTGGTTTTGGGACGCAGTGACAAGGAATGAGATTATCGTTCACGATAATGGTAAGTGGAATAAAACTCCCGCATGGTGTGAGATTAAAACACTTGAGGGGGTCATGGTCGCAAAAACAGGCGATTATATCATCAAAGGCGTTCAAGGTGAATTTTATCCGTGCAAGCCTGATATTTTTGCAGAAACTTACGAAAAAACGGAGGAATAAAAATGTTAGAAAAAGCAAAACAATTAGCATCGCAAGAATTTTCGCGCTTATCAGGTCGTGAAATCAAAGCAGAATACTGCTTTGTAGTTTGGTTTAGCAAGACTTTACAAAACTGGAAAGCTCTTGTTAGTACGAACGCAATTACATCAAGCGAACCTTGTGGAGATTATGCAGAAATCACGCATAACGGAGACAAGAAAGAGACTTATGTGGATGTTTACGCAAAGGTTTCAAATCGTGCCATTAAAGATTAGGAGGTGATCCGACATCTTGACTTGCAGGAATAGACTGCTATAAATTACTGTAAATCACTATAAACCGTCTCGAATTCGAGGCGGTTTTTATATTGTCCAAACCGTGCTGAAGACATAAAAAGGTGCATGAGTTCGGGGAGGTTGCCCGTAAAAGCGTAAAGAAAGGAGCCAAAAAATGGCAGAATACAAATCTATGTTGCGCATGAACTTGCGCAATCTTCAATTTTTTGCTGAAGGCGGAGAGCCTCAAGGAGATCCTGAAGCTTCGGGAAACGGGGAAGGCGCTGCAGAGCCTAAGCCAGAAGCTGAAAAGATGGTCTCACTTGCTGAAATGCAACGCCGCTTGAAGCAAGCGGCGGAAAAGCACGCTCAAGCTACACAAGAGGCAATCTCTAAAGCTCTTGAACAATATAAGGCAGAGAATGAACTGTCTGGAAAAGAGCTTGAGGAATACCGTCGACAAGTGGCTGAGGCCGAAAAACAGGCTTTGCTAGACAAAATCGCTAATTTGGAGAAAGAACAAACCAAGCGAGAATTGACGGACGAAGCCATCAAGACGCTTTCCGGTCGAAAATTGCCAGTAAATGAAAAAGTGCTCTCTTTCGTGGTTAAAGATACCGCAGATGGCACCTTGCAGGCGATTTCTGACTTTGAAAGCATCATCAGCGAAATTAAAGCTGAATACACTAAATCCGAGCCACCGGGCGTTTCATCGTCGTTTGGTAGTTCGGACTCGAAAAGTCCCGGAGAAATCTTCCGCGACTCACGCATTATCTGAAAAAAGGAGAAATAAATGACAGTACAAACTTTTAATCCTGAAAAGGTTCTGGTTTCTGAGAAAAAAGACGGAACTTTTCACAAGAAATTCACAGACATCATCATGAAAGAGGTCTCTAAGAACTCGCTCGTGATGCAGCTTGGCAAGTACCACGAAATGGACGGAGAGCAAGAAAAAACCGTCTACGTTCAAACGGATGGGGTTTCTGCTTACTGGGTAAATGAAACTGAAAAAATCAAGACAGATAAGCCAGAAGTCATTCCTGTTAAGCTGAAAGCTCACAAGTTGGGTATCATCTTGCTAGCTTCTCGCGAAGCGCTGAACTATACTTGGGAGAAATTCTTCAACGACATGAAACCTCAGATCGTCGAAGCGTTCTACACTAAAATTGACGAAGCCGGGCTCCTTGGTCATGAAACGCCGTTTGCTAATTCGGTCGCGAAAGCTGCCAAAGACGCAAACAAAGTGATTGGCGGCCCGATCAACTTTGAAAATATCCTAAAGCTTGAAGACAAGCTGTTAGACAGCGATGTTGAAATCAATGCATTTGTATCTCGTGTTTCTAACCGTTCTGCGCTTCGCGAAGCTCGTGACGGCGACAAGAAGACGATTTATGACAAAGAAAACAACAAGCTTGATGGCATCGTAACCGTGGACATGAAATCTAAGAATTTCAAAAAAGGCGACTTGCTCGCTGGTAACTTTGACAATCTTATCTACGGTGTGCCTTACAATATCAACTATAAGATTTCGGAAGAAGGTCAAATCTCAACAATTCAGAATGCAGATGGAACCCCTGTTAACCTGTTTGAACAAGAAATGATTGCTATTCGTGCAACGATGGACATCGCAGTCATGATCACGAAGACAGATGCCTTTGCTAAGTTGACAGACGCTGCAAACGTTTAGAAAGGAGCTTGTAAATGACTTATATTGTAACTGAAAATATCATCGACACAAAGGATAATGACCGCTTGTACGAAACGGGCGAAGTTTATCCGCGCGCAGATTTGACGGTCTCTGACAATCGAATCAAGGAACTGCTTGAAAAAGGGGTTATCGCCCTCGAAGGCGCTGAGGGAGAAACAACCCCTGCAGAAGAAGCAGCTCCTGAAGCTGAACCTGACCCAAGCGTGAAAGAACTCAAGGCTAAACTTGATGAGCTGGGAATCAAGTATGGTTCTCGCGCTACCAAGGATGAATTGAAGGCCCTGCTCGAAGGCGCTGAGGGAGAATAACCATGGAAAATACTCAGCTAGCCAAAATTAAGCGTCGGCTGGGTATTGCTCCCGACGACACAAAAGAAAATGACTTGTTGCAAGACTTAGTTGAAGATGCCGAAAGCTATTTTAAAGGCTTGACAGGAACAACAGAGATTGATCAGAAGTACAATTTCATGATTGAAAATGTTGTTTATAAGCTTTATGGCCGCAAAGGGTCCGAGGGTGTGACTTCCGAGACCGTGGATGGCTATTCTGTGACTTATCAAGATTGGGATAACCTGTTTAAGCCTTATATGGCTATTTTAAACAAAGATTTTGGCTTGGATGGCTCTCTGAGAGAGAAAGGCAAGGTGGTATTTTTATGAAAACACCGCATCGAATCACCCTTATCAGAGGGACCGGAGCGCCAAAATATAATCCAGAAACGGATAGCTACGAGGCTACTGAAGGTCAAGAAGAAGTCGTGCCTTGCCTGATCAATTTCATCCAACAAGCAAAGGTTTTGAAAGATTATGGAAATCAGACTGATATGGTCATGATTTGCCGTTTTCAGCAGGAGCAGAAGCCTTTTGCTACCGCTATTTATGATGGCAGCAAATATGCCCCTATGGATCAGATAGATGCCCCGATTAAAGGGGCTGTCAGACTCAAAAAGGTAGGTGGGTAGCATGGGAATCAAATGGCAAGGCATAGAGAAATTGACTGCAACCATTAGTAACGCCCATCCGAAAGCAGTCGAGCAGTCTTTGCAGGTTTTGAAAAACAATGGTGAAAAAGGGAAGAGAATCGCTAGAGACCTAGCGCCCAGGGATACTGGATTTTTGAAAGACCATATCACCACTTCCTATCCAGGAATGGAAGCTCATATCCACGGCGAAGCTGGTTATGATGGTTATCAGGAATACGGCACCCGATTTCAGCCCGGTAAGCCCCATTTTCGTCCTATGTTGGAGCAAATTCAGCCTGAATTCCAAAAGGACATGACAAAAGTGATGAAAGGAGCTTTTAGGTGACCCCAAATCATGATTTATTCAGGAATTTATTCTCGCTCTGCAACGTAAGGGTCGATACATACGACTATTTACCAGATGCTGAGACTAAATATCCCTTTGTTTATTTGGGAGAGAACAACGGCTCTGACATCCCTAATAACGATGTTTTAGGGACAGTCAGGCAGACAATCCATCTCTACGGTTTAAGAGAACACAGAGCTCATTTAGATAAGATTTCAGCTTATTTAGAAGGAGCAGTGAAGCTGTTGAAAGATGGACACGAGCATAAGCTAGCTCATCTTTCGACCTCAAAACAAGTCATACCAGATAACACAGACGTCCAGCCTTTGATTCACATTGTGCTGGACGTTACTTTTAATTACACGAAGAAGGAGACATAAATGGCAGAATTAGTGTTAGGAAAAGACTATGTAGTGTTTTTCCGACGATTAAAAGACCAAGCGAAACAGGATGCTGGAAAGGTCCGCTTTCAGGTCGAGTTAACAATCAATCCTGAAAAAGAGATTGAAAGCACCAAAACTAAGGACGGTGTGGTAAATTCGATTTCTGACGGCGAAACAAGCGGTGAGTTTAAATCACTTGCTTATCGTGAAGATGGCGATACAGTCAACATGTGGAAGGAAATGCGGAAATGGTTCGCAAACAATGAAAAAATTGAATGTTGGATCGTTGATCTTGGCAGCGTGCGCCAGTCCGGAGGAAAAGAAATTTACGACGTGGAATACTACCAAGGCTACTTCAAGAGCTTTGAACTTTCTGCTCCGGCCGACGATAAGATTGAATTATCTTACGAAATGGCAATTGACGGAAACGGCGTCATTCACACCGACTCGCTGACAGCCTCTCAAAAGAAAGCTGTCGAAACAGCGCAGTACGACTACCATACGCTTGCCAAAGAAACGACTGCTGCAGGTCGTTCTGTCTAATAATTCTTAAAGGGGTTAAACACCCCTTTTATTTTTTTGAAAGAGGAGAAAATATGATTTTACACATCGACGGACGTGACTATACTTTGCGATTTGGTCTTGGATTTTTGCGCGAAATGAACCGACTCCATTCTGCGGAATTGGAAGGTATGAAGACCGGCTACGGAGCAATGACTCTCTTTAATGCTGGACAAGCACTTAACGATCCAATGGCTTTTGTGGACATTATCAAAGCTGGGACAGTTACAGAAGGCAAGAAGCCGAGCAATGAAGGCATTGAAGCGTTTCTGGAAGAGTTGATCATCAATGATAAATACGACGAAACAATCAAAGCGATTGTTGCGGAGTTAAAAGCGTCACCCCTGCTCAAAAAAGCGATGAACCTAGCAGAGTAGAAGGGGCTTCGGGTTCAAATTTTGGATATGACGAGGCTATCGCTTTGCTGATCGCAAGGCATGGAATGAGCTTCTTAGAGGCAGCCAGAACAACACTTGTCGAATTTGAAATTTACAATTTAGCTTATGCAATACAACAGGAAGATAAGCGATATAATGCAGCAATCCAAGCTTGGATGAATCAACGAGTCCAAGCTACGAAAGGCAGCGGTAAAAGTGTCAGGTCTGCATTTAAAACCTTTGACGATTTTTACAATCGGAAAGAAGAATTTGAAAGAATTTTCCAGACCGAGGACAAAGAAATCAAAAAAGGTCTTACGATGGCGGATCGTAATAGGAGACTCAATTATAACGAGAAAGGAGGTCTTTGATGGGAGCAACATTTGATGTCACGGCGATTTTAAAAGCGAATGTATCAGACTTCGCTAATGGTCTTAAAGAGGCTAAAATGTCTCTTCAAAGCCTCCAAAATCAATCTGGATCGAGCTTTGACAAAATAAGCGGTAGTTTGAGTGCCATTGGTGGTTCTATGATGAAGGTCGGTGCTGGGATGACTGCTGGTTTTACTGCTCCAGTCGTTGGAGCGGTTGGGGGTGTCGTGAAATCTTTTGCAGACCTTGAGCAAAGCTTGGGAGGTGTCCAGACACTCTTTAAGCAAAACGGAACAAGCGTAAACAATCTTGCAAAAGAGTACGGGATGACCCGAGAAGAAGCCAGAAAATTGTATCAAACAATGGCAAATGATGGTACCAACGTTATTGAAAACGCCAATAAAGCTTTTAAAACAGCTGGAGTTTCGGCAAACTCTTACATGGAGCAGGTCACATCCTTCTCGGCAACCTTGCTACAAGGTCTAGGAGGGGATACTGCCAAGGCTGCACAATATGCAGACAAAGCCATCATACAGATGGCAGATAATGCGAATAAAATGGGTACCAGTATGACCGATATCCAAAACGCTTATCAAGGCTTTGCCAAGGATAATTACACGATGTTGGACAACTTGAAGCTAGGCTACGGGGGAACCGCTAGCGAAATGGCCCGTTTGGTCAACGAATCAGGTGTTTTAAACGGCGAATTTGAAGCAACAGCCGAAAATGTCAAAGACATTCCTTTCCACACTTTGATTGAGGCCATCGGAATTACTCAAGACCGCCTCGGAATTACCGGAACGACCGCTAAGGAGGCTAGTGAGACCGTGTCAGGCTCATTCGCAGCCATGAAAGCAGCGGCTCAGAACCTTGTGGCAGGCCTCGGGAACAACGAAGCGGACATCAAAGCACTGATGGAAAGCCTGAAAGAGACTGTTCTCACGTTTAAAGATAACGTGGTGCGGGTCCTTGGGACAATTTGGGATAATTTACCGCTAGCGCCTTGGCAAAAGTGGCTCGGAGCTATCATAGTAGCAGCAGGACCTGTTTTGACAGTCCTTGGTGGGCTTGTTGCCGGTGTTGGGAAATTTATTTCGGTCATCACGACAATCGGAGGTGTGTTTGCCAAAGTAAGCAGCTGGTTTGCCTTGCTGAATAGCGGAGGGAGCGCCTTGAGCCTTGCTTTTGCAAAATTAGTAGGTGTAGTGTCAGCCTTGGGCGCGCCTTTTCTGGCTGTGGTGGCTGTTATAGCTGGTTTAATTGCAGTTTTGGTCGGTGTCTACAACACCAGTGAAGAGTTCCGAAACAAGGTGAATGCAGCTTGGGAAGCTATCAAGACAGCCATCAGTAGTGCTGTTCAAGCCATCTGGGATGTGGTTCAGACATTTGTCAGCATCTTGGTTGGTTTTTGGGAAGAAAACCAAGAGTTAATTTTATCAACAGCAAAAACAGTCTGGAACGCCATAAAAGAAGTGGTCGAAACAGTCACGAATATCTTAGCTCCCATAATTGAAACGACGTGGAATCTTATTGTGTCAATTGTGAAAACGGCGTGGGATCTGATTAAGGTGACTGTATTTACCGCTTTGCATGTTGTTTTACAAATTATCAAAGCAGTTATGCAGATGATCAATGGCGATTGGTCAGGAGCTTGGGAAACGCTCAAATATGCTTTAGAGCTTGCTTGGAATGGATTAAAAGCACTGGTCGCTCTTGGAATAAAGGGGCTACAGAATATCTTGACAGCAGGCTTGGAACTCCTCAAATCCATTTGGGATACCATCTGGAGCGCTATCATGGCAGTTGTTAACCCAATTTGGGAATGGATAAAAACAACAGTCAGCAACGCTATCACAGCTATCGGAGAGGTTATCCAAAACATCATGACTGCCATCCAGACTGCTTGGGATGCGGTGTGGAATGCGATTTCTGCGGTTATCGCGCCGATTTGGGAAGCTATTTCTACAACGATTGTTTCTGTTTTGACCACTATTTGGAACACTATCCAGACAATCTTGAATACGATTTCGACCATTTGGTCTGCCACTTGGGAAATTATCAAAGCAGTCTTTGCAGCAATCCTTTTGACTATCGTTGGCTTGGTGACTGGCAATTTCGACCTCATCAAACAAGCCATTTCAAACGCTTGGGAGATCATCCAGACCAAAACAGGCGAAATCTGGAATGCTATTGTGGCCTTTTTGTCAGGAATTTGGGACGGAATCAAATCAGCAGCTAGTGCAGCTTGGGAGTTTATCAAAACCACTATCAGCAATGTGATGGACGCAATCAAGAGCGGCATCGAAACAGCTTGGAATGCTATCAAGGACTTCATTTCAAACGCTTTAAACAATATCAAGTCAGCGGCTGAAAATGCTTGGAACAATATCAAATCTGCTATTTCAAACGCGATTGAAAACATCAAATCCACCGTTACAAACGGCTGGAACAATCTAGTAAACACGGTTACGAACGCTGGGCCAAGGATTGTATCAGCTGTCAGAAACGGTTTTGACAATGCGGTAAACGCTGCAAGAAACTTTATCAGTAGTGCGATAAGCGTTGGTAGAGACCTTATCATGGGATTTGTCAACGGGGTTAGGAACGCTGCAGGAGCGTTGATAGATGCAGTCGGCGGCGCAGTAAGAGGTGCCATAGACTGGGCGAAAGGTCTTTTAGGCATCCATTCGCCGTCACGAGTATTCGAGCAGTTTGGTATCTATACAGATAAAGGATTTATCATCGGTGTCGTTAGCAAAGCTGGCCAAGTTGCGAAGGCAGTTGGAAACATGGCTCAAGGGGCCATCGACGCCTTTATCGGCAAAGACATTGCTGGCAGCTTACAAAGCGAAATTGGCGCAGTTGATGGCGAATTAGGGCGCTTGACAGCCTACGACCCATCTGTATCCTTTGACGGCGGTACACTAACCGTTGGACAACAAGCGGCAGAAATCGTGCTGAAAATGGGAAATACGGCCTATCGTACATTTACTGCAGATATCACGAATGCACAAGAAATGGAATTGATTTTGGACAGTTATTAGGAAGGAGAAAGCAATGTATGGTTATTCAAAGTTAGAGAAAAATAATAATATCACGGCTTTCGAGCCTAGTGACAATATGTCCATCAACGGAACACCTCTCAATCAATTGGTTGAGGGCTACACGCATTTGACAGTGACAGGAAGAGGTTTACTTGGTCAAACAATCAAAAAGAGCTCAGTTCCAGGGCGGCGTGGTGTTTGGGTAGAGGATGTTTCAGACGATGAGCGTCAGCTTGAGATTAAATACAAGCTTGAAGCTGATACCAGCTCCAAAATGCGTGATAAATTCGCGAAATTGAATAAAATTTTGCGGACCCCTGCAAGCAGCGGTTTTCTCGAAATCACTTTTAAAGACGAACCTGAGTATGTCTACTACGGCTATTTCAGTGGAGCTGACGACATCGAAGAAAAAAACTTGTCTATCATCAGTAAGTTTACCATCCTTGTACCAGACGGCTATAAGAAAAAACAGGCTCAAAATTCAACCGGGCCTGTTACTTTATCAGATGCCTTGGAAGTGCTGCCTGAGTCTATAACGGTCACACCGACTGGAACAGTGAACCAAGTACAAATCATCAACGGCACAAAGATTTTGTCTTTTTCTGGCTCTTATGCAGCTGGAAAAGACATTGTTGTGACCTTTGGAAATGAAGAAGTGACCGCTACTTACAATGGCAGGAGCATTCTCAGCGAGCTTGACCGATTTAGTCCGCTTGAACAGTTTACTGTCAAAAATGGCGATACTATCACAGCTAAAAATGCTAGCGTAAAAAAAGTAGTTTGGAGGGATGAGCGAGCATGATTTATTTGTTCGATAAAGACGAGAAGCTGATCAAAATCATCAGAAAACCGGCTATTAAGACCGCCCTCCAAAAATACTCTCTAACCAAAGAGCGATATGTGTCTGACAGACTGACTGTCGAGATGAAAGCTCTGAATGATGATGAGTTGGAAAAGGTGGAATACATGGCTATTCAGACCATGGAAGATGCTCACAAATTCCACTATTTCTATGTTGCTCAAAAATCATCAGAAAATTTAACAACGTTAATCGGTGTCCAGTCAGGAATTGAGGAACTGAGAAAATCTCCGGTTTTTGACAAGCGTCCTCAAAACGCTTTTGCTAGAGAGGTCATCAATGATCTGCTATCTGGCACCAACTGGCAAGCTCGCTTTGTTGGAGAGACAACTCCGCACAGCACCAACTTTTATTACATTTCTGTCTTTGATGCGCTCAAGAAAGTGTGTGAAGTTTGGGACTTAGAAATGCAATTTTTCGTTGAAATGAACGGGAACCGAATAGGTGCTCGGTACATCGATTTTAAGAGAAAGATTGGCCAAGCGGTTGGTAAGCGTGTGGTTTACGGGCATAATGCCCTGCAAATCCTCCAAGAAGTCGAACGAACCAACATTTTCACGGCTTTGATAGGTCGAGGCAAAGGTGAACAAGTCAGCTCTGCTGAAGAATCTGGAAAACAAGCGAATGGCTTCGGAAGAAAAATCACTTTTGAGGATGTAGTTTGGTCAACAGCTAGTGGGAAACCAGTCAACAAGCCGAAAGGTCAAAAGTACGTTGAACTGCCAGCTATGACCAAGCTGTATGGCATCAAGAATGCCGACGGTTCTATACGGCCTAAAATTGGTTTTGTGGATTTTGCAGAGGAAGAAAATCCAGAAGCTTTGATTGAGCGAACTTACAAAGCTTTAGTAGATGCTGCTAGACCACAATTGACTCTAAAGACCTCAAGCGTTTATTTGAGAGGCGCAAAAGTCGGCGACACTATCCGAGTAGTCAGACATGACAAGAAGCTAGATTATGACACTCGCATCTTTGAAATCACTTTTAACCGTTTGAATGACCAGTCTAGCGACATTAAGCTAGGTGATAGGGTCGGCGAAAGTAATGAAGCCAAAGCTCAGACGATTGCTGACAAGGCGATTGATGAGTTTGTGGTCAATGAATTTTCCAATTTCGTCCAAAATCTTCCTGATTATCTGCCGACTGCAGATGGATTTAATAATAACTGGTACGGGTCTGAAGATCCGACCGGCAAGCACCAGGGAAAAGTCCTAATCAATGACATTTGGTATAAACCAGACCCAGAACACGAAGGTCACAAAATCATGCTGCGCTGGACGGGGGAAGTCTGGGAAGAAATCTTGCGGACTTTTAGCAGTGAGGCTTTGAGAGCGAAGATTTCGGGCGAAATCGAAAAACTAGACAAGGCTATGAAAGCTAGCGACCTAGCTTTGAAAGAGCAAACCACCCAAGCCCTCCGCACGGCTGGCGCTAACGCCTCGGCTATCGAAGCGGCCAAGGGCGCTATCACCAAGCTCAATCAGGACTTAGCTGGTGCTAAGCAGACCAATCAGTCTGCGATAGACCGACTAAAATCTGACTTTGCTAGCGCACAGAAAACAGCGAACGACCAAACAGCGCTCCTGAGAAACGACTTAGCCAATATCCGCACCAAGCAGGCCCAAACTGAAGCCGAAATCAACAAGCAAGTCTCAGCGCTCAATGCGACTAAAACCGAGCTAGCGGGTATCAAATCTGCTCAAGCAACCTACGAGCAAACGACTACACGCAGATTGGCAGAGCTGGTCAATGTGGCGGATGGCAAGGCTAATAGGTCGGAGCTGGTGCAGACAGCTCAGGAATTGAGTAGTCGGATTGCGAGTGTGCAGGCCTCTGGTCGAAATCTATTCTTGAATTCTCTTTTTAAAAAAGATATTTCAAAAACAGGTATTTGGACTACAAGTACTTATGAAGCTACTATTGATAGCGAAAATAAGTATCTTGGTCACAATGCTTTAAAGATTGTCGGACAAGACCCGACGGGGCGAGATGGGAATAACCCTAAAATCACTTATCCGGCTACTGGCCAGTATGGAAAAATAGTGCCTGGAAGTATGTCAAATCAGGATGTGACCATCAGCTTTTATGCTAAAGCTGAGAAAGCTGGGACAATTTTACGGACAAGACTTGGGAATATCTGGTTTAAAGACGGCAACGTGAGCTTGACTACGGAAGTCAAGCGTTATGTAGTAAAATTGCCCCAAAATTGGACAGGCTCATCCCCAGTAACGACTAATGAATGGCTGTTTAACCTCAACAGAGCAGACACGGTCTGGATCTGGATGCCAAAATTTGAAGTAAGCGACACAGATACGCTTTACTCGGAGGCGCCTGAAGATGTTGAAAACCAAATCTCAGCGGTTGAATCGACCTTTAAGCAACGAGCTGATTCGCTTGAGGCTGGGGTGTCCAGCTTGCGGGAGGGGCTCAGTACCAAAGCGGACTCAAGCGCTTTGAACCTGCTCTCAGATAGGGTGTTAGCCTCTGTCAAGTCACTCGAGACCAACATGGATAACAAGCTGGACTCAAAATTGAGCACAGCTGTGTTTGAGGTGAGAGCAAGCGGAATCCGTCAGGAAATCCTCAACGCGACCAAGGACAAGGCCGACAAGACCTTGGTCACGGCTGAGGCTGGGAAGCTTCGTGAGGAGCTGGCAAGTCTATCTGTTGGTGGACGGAATCTGTTAAAGGGCTCAAAAGGGCCGTTTAAGCCAAACGGAAATCCTGCGAATTTTGATAACCAAGTACTATATCGCAACGAGACATCTATACACCTCGTCCAAAACGAGAAGTATAGGATTTCCGCGAAAACTGATGGAATCTTTGATTCTCGGCACAACGGCTCAAAAGAGTCAGATAATGTGGTCTTGTGGCTGATGGATAAGGCTGTTACGCAGTATCAAATTGTGTCAGACGCTAAGACTGGCACAACTGGCACAGAGTTTGTCTGGGCTCGTCCGACAGGCATCTATCATCTGCGAGTCAACACTTATCGCAAAGATCCTCAAAAGCTTAAAAGCGTTTGGGAGGTCAAAGTTGAGCAAGGCTCATTTAAGACAGATTGGTCACCAGCTCCTGAAGATGCTGAGGACCTCATCACAGAGGCTAAGGCTACCTTCGAGCGCACAGCTCAAGGTTTGCGGACAGACCTGACGGCTGTCCAAGCCTACGTCAGCACTGACGGCACACGAACCGAAGCTCTTCGCACCTACAGTCGCGAAGAGACGGCACGTCAGCTGACTGCAGAGCGCAAGCTCATAGAGGCTGGCTACGTTGCTAAAGCGCAGCACACTGAAGACGTGCGGAGCATAAGCAGGCGATTTGAGGAGCTGACTGAGGGAGGTGTAAACCTCTTGCGCAACTCAGCGACTCTGCTGCTCACTGGAGATTGGCGAACTGGTAAGTGGCAGGCTACCAGCGGAGGGAACGGTACGGCTCAGGTTGTACCCGTCACAAGCTCCCCTAGCCCGCTAATAAAGAGCATGATTCGCGTTGTCAATAACACAGTCGGCAATAAAGATTTGTCGCAATCTGCCATGGCTCTTGTGGTTGGACAGAAATATACCGTATCTTGCTATGCCCGAGTAGCCAGCGATAGTCCTAGCTCAACAGTCAATCTGCTAATCAGGTCATGGGCAAATAACAGTGATGCTAATCGTAAATTGTATCAAGCCATCTCAAACAGAGATTGGCAGCGGTACTCATTTACATTTACTGCTGATGTTGTGGCTAACTCACTCCAATTTGGTCAAAGCGGTGCTGGAAGCGTCGAAATCTGCGCACCTAAAATCGAGTTAGGTGCTGTTGCGACAAGCTGGAGCCCGTCGCCAGAAGATGCAACGAGCTACGCAGATACCAAATTGGCAGAGTACAAGCAGGGCATAGATGGCCAACTGTCCAACGTGCAATCCGCCCTTAATACAGCCAATGGCTCGCTGACAAACTTTAATACATGGAGACAGTCGGCGCAGGAGACGCTGAACAAGGTCGGCAGAGTTGAGACAGGCCTAAACGAGACTAAGACTAGTCTGGCTGAGTTTAAGCGGACGGCTGAGGGGCAGCTGTCTACGATTACTCAGCAGGTCGCTGGGAAGGCTAGCCAGACCGAGTTTCAGCGTGTGCAAGAAACCAGCAAGCTCTATGAGCGGTTGATTGGCTCGACCGAGAAAGAGGTCGCAGATAAAGTCTCTCGCATGGCTCTGACTAATGAGTTGTTTCAACTTGAGGTATCAAAAAACCAAGGCTTGCGAACTGTCCAGAGCCAACTAGCAGGGAGCTGGTCAATCAAGAACCTCAACTCGGCTAGCGACATCCTTGGACAACTCAATTTAAATCCAGATGGATCAGTTTCAATCAACGAGGGGCTGATCTCTATCGGAGATAAGACTCACATTAAAAACGGCGTCATCAAGAATGCCATGATTGAGAGCATGTTAGCGGATAAAATCACAGCGGGCACGCTTAACGCTGCGAACGTCAACATCATCAACTTAAATGCTAATAAGATTGTCGGCTTAGATGCGAATTTTATCAAGTCTAAAATCGAGCTGGCTCTAGTAGACTGGCTGAAAGGCAAGGTCATCACAGCTCAAAACGACGCTATGAAAATCGACCTGAATAACGGTCAATATAACGTTATGACAGACCAAGCAGCAATTAGACGTGTGCTAAATGGTTATCCGAATCAATTCCTCAAGTTTACAAGTGAAACAGAGGGTGGAGCGCCAGCCAGCGTGACAGTGTTAGGTGCTAATCGAGACGGCACAGAAAATAGTAAGAATGACAGCTTTGCTGGAATCAGGCTATATAGCGGAAACAAGGTCGAACGTACCGAAATCATCAGTGACGTTGTGAGGTTTGCGACCGGTGCTGTCAACTACCGTGGCTGGGAAATGCGCACTCTGTACGGGAATGATAACAGACAGGTTATTCTTCAGCCGTTTGGCAACGTGACAAGGTCGAATATCGTAGCAAATTATTTTAACGGAATTGATTTAACAAACGTGCTCGAAACACTAAACCAGATGATGGCTAATCTAGCAAATCACACTGGCAGACGGGATATTTTCGGGCCGATACCAGGCCTTGGGGCTAGGAAGTACCAAAGATAAAATAGGAGAAAATATGAACGAAAACATCCAATCTAAGCTAGCAATCGAAATTGCTAGTAAAGCACTAACAATCGCAAAGCTTGAAGCTCAAAATGAAGAGCTACAAGCACAACTGCAGCAAGCTCTTAGTCGCAACCAAGAGCTTGAAAACCCGCTTGACACAAGCACAGCACCAGAAACAGAAAAAGGAGAATAATTATGCCTACAACAACAGAAAATACTTTACTTGATCTTAAAAACATCACAGAACCTTTTGATTTGGCAACCGCCCTGAAGTACATGAAGGAAAATGGTGAGTTCATCCGCTGCAAGAATGCGACGAATGACTTTTATATGTACCGCGATGTCCAAAAGCGACCTGTCATCGTCAATGGCCGTCGTCAATTCAAAGACGTGGAAACTGTCTGGGCATTTACTCAATGGGGCGGTACAACTACAACCATCAACGTAGCGGATCTGTTTAACCTTGAGTACTACATCATGGCTTTTGACGCTGAAGGCAATCCAGATTGGACAGAGCCAGCACAGGCAAACAGAGAAGAATAGGGGTGATGAATGCAGGCTAACGTTTTGGAATGGTCACATGGCTTGCGTGACTTAATTGATACGCAGGATGAACTGATTGTGTTTACTTTAGCACTCATCATGGGTGCTATGGCTATTGACTTCTTAACAGGGACTCTGGCCGCTAAGCTTAACCCAAACATTGAATTTCGTAGCAAAGAAGGGATCAACGGAATTATTCGCAAGATTGCTAGTATCGCTTTACTAGCTTTCTGCATTCCGCTGTCTATCTTGCTACCTGAAGGAATTGGTCTGGGAGCTCTACAGATACTTTATTTCGGGTATCTGTTTTTTGAGCTAAAATCTATTCTGGAAAATTTCGACAAGCTCGGTATTAACACAACATTTTTTCGAGAGTTTATCGAAAAAATCTCAAATTCGGGGAAAAATGATAAAAAATAGAATAAAAGAGCAGGCACTAAAGCTTGCTCTGTTTGCTTTTGCTGCAACTTATTTTTGGTTTGCAGCCTTTGAAAAAATGAAAGGAAAATAAAAAAATGACAAAAGTAACTGATTATGCAGAAGGAAATTTCCGTTTTGGCTTTGGGTCAAAACTCTATCTGGCTCGAAATGAGGAAGCACAAGTGCGAGCTCACATCTCTACACCAGCAACACAGCGCTGGGATAACGGGCAATATACCTTGACCGAAAGAATTGCAGAAGGGTTTAAGCCTGCCCATCCTGTAACATTTACAGCTAAAGTGATCTCACAAGGTAAAATCCAACCACAAGCTGCAATTGACTTTGTCTTGATGACAGACGGTCGTGTGCTGGTCAATGCTAGCAATGTGCGTCAGCTGCCTACACCACTTAACATCGTTGGTGAGGTGACTTATGTTATTGGCGCGAGTCAGTTTGATAAATAGGAGGGAAATAATTATGACAACAGCAAATGAACTTGTACAATTTACGATTGGCTTAGCGAACTCGGGCATGGGTGTTGATAAAGATGGATTCGGAGGCACTCAATGCGCTGATCTAGTGACTTACCCATCTAAACATTTCTTTGGAGTGGATTTGTGGGGCAATGCCGTTGATTTGCTAGATTCCGCAGAAGCTGCTGGCTGGGAAGTACACCGCATGCCAACCGATGCTAACCCACGAGCTGGAGCATTTTTCAACATGAATGCTTGGTTTGGTGGTGTTAATTATGGGCATTGTGGCATCGTCATTGAGGATTCTGATGGCATTACTATGCGAACTGTTGAGCAGAACATTGATGGAAATGTTGATGCTCTAATCGTTGGAGGACCAGCTCGATACAATAATCGAGGTTTTGAGGACGTAATTGGCTGGTTTTATCCACCATACAGCGACGGCCCAGCGCCAGCTACTCCAGCAGATGTATCACCAACATCAGACGAAATTGAGCTTACGCCTGAAACAGGCACATTTAAGGTAGGAGAAGTAGCTATCAATGTGCGCCGTGAGCCAAATCTTAATGGTGAAATCGTGCATGTCTATGAACCTGGTGAATCTGTTAATTATGACAGCAAGGGTTCAGCTAATGGCTACCGCTGGATCTCCTATGTTGGAGAATCTGGCAATCGTAATTATATGGCCATTGGTCAAACTGACGAAGCAGGAAATCGTATCACTATTTGGGGTGATTTGAGCTAAAACAAACCGCAGCGGAAACTGCGGAAAATAAATATTTTTTCTTAAATTTTAATCTACCCCCCGGCCTCAAAGGCTGGGGCTTTTTCTGTTATAATGGAAAAATTTAAAATTTTCCGTAGTAATAGACTTAATTTTTTTTAAAAATTTAAAAAAAGTTTGTAAAAAAGTATTGACTAGTGCATTAAAATGTAGTATAATAAATAATGTAAGGAGGTGATACAAATGGACAACCTAGACGAGTGGCTTGCAAGGGTCACAGTTGCGGTAGGGATTGCAGTAGCAATCTCAAAAGAGAGTCGCTCTTGGTACAAGGTACTAAAAGAGCAAAATAAAAAAGCGAAAATCGCTCCCAAGTTTTGCAGACGGCGGAAGAGATAATCGCTTGAAGGTGAGAGAGCGCAAGCTCTCCTTGCCTTTCATTGTATATGAAAGTGAGAGAAAAATCAAGATGAAAATTATTTTATTTGTAGCAATTTTAGCAGTAGTAATCGCTTGGTATTCAGGAGACAATAAAAAATGAGTAAAGCAGATTTTAAAAAAATTCAAAAATTATTAAAAAAATTGACAGCTTATAAGATTTCTAAAGCTACTGGAATAGGTAGCACGACAATTAGTAGATGGGTTACAGGTAAAACCCCAATCGAAAAAATGAGTTTAGAAAATGCCATCAAATTAACAGATTATGCGGAGGAATTGGAAATGGAAATCGCAAAAGAGCTACTTGAAACTATTAAAAACAATGATGTAGCGTATGCTATTGTAAACGAAGACGGAGCAGTATATTGCAATCTTGAGACAAGTAATATCATGGATATTTACGGTCACGATGGTGAAGACGGCCATTTCTATGGTGTTTATGGCGACGCAGTCGGTGGGCAGCTTGATAGTCGCAACGTCTCTGATGATGTCATTTTGAAAGCTATCCACCTGATGTTAGGTTTGGGAGAACCTGTAAAACGTTCAGAATTATCTATGGGTTCTGATTTCAAACAGACATTTGTAGATGGATATTTCGAGGTAGTCGAATTGATGAAACAGTCTGGTCTTCTTCAAGATAAAGAAGAAAACGAGAAAGTCAAAGAATGGATTGAGGCTCACAAAGGCGTTATAGGATCAACAGTCAAACATCCATCATTTGGAACAGGTAAAGTGATAGAAGTTAAAGACAACACAATCACTATTGATTTTGAAGATAAGGGAAGAAAATCTTTAGCGCTTGAAGCGGTTGTAGAAAGTGATTTTTTAGATTTTGAATAAAGTAGGAGCAGGTCGACAGTGATGTCGGTCTGTTTTTGCCCCAAATCCGCCCCAAAATATTTTTAAAGTTATCATTTTTAAACCGAAGAAAAAAATAAAAAAGCCCGTAAAATAGGGCTTTTCATTCGGTTGAAATCTGATAAATCAGGCATCGAAAGGCGGTAGACGGATTTGAACCGACGATCAAGCTTTTGCAGAGCCGTGCCTT